CGTTTGCACTTATTCTAACATCTAGAGAAGTAGCTGGTATATTTAACGAAATATCTTTTGTGAGATATTTGGCAATTGAGGATGTTTGTGTAATTTCTATATCATCTCTATAATCAATACCATTGGTATATTCTATAGATTTGATTTGGAAATTTCTATCCGTAGTTGCATCATATTGTGGTGTGTTTTCTCTAGAAAATACTACAAAATCTCCAACTCTAAAAATATCATTTTCTTGCTCTGATAAAATAGAATTTCTAACATACCGTGCATCTGTAGAAAGACCAGTATAGTTATTTTCAATTGGGATGTATTCATTTTTTACAATTGCTTGTCCCGTAATTGCATCCCACTCAAGAATTTTTCCGTCAATAACATTAACATATTCAAATTGGGAAGTAGTATTATAAACTCTCATAGCATCAAATGGTTGAATACTAGGAGCAATTTTATTAATTAGTACACTGGTTGAAATTGATCCTGCTAAATTCGGATCATTTGCTCCCGCTCCTTCCAACTGTTCGAATAGTACTGGTTCTCCAGAAATAAACTCAGAGTCGTTTTGTAATCTAACCGTAATTAGAGTATTCTGAATAGGATCTGTCTTAACAATTACACCTCTTGCCAATGAATTTGTTCCATTAATACTCTTACCAACTTCTATAGCAACAGCAGCGGAAAGATTATCAACTTTAAATTGAACTAAAGGCCAGAATTTTACGACCTGATTTCTTTGACCAAATCTATCTTCTTTTCCTACAGAATTTTCTATTCTTTGTGATGAAGTCTTGACACTAATATTTCTTAAATCAACAACAGGTGATAAGTAATCTACTTCCGAACTTAATAATAAACGATATTCTATTGAACTATCAATAGAATTCTTAAGTTCATTAATTGGGGAAGCGATAACTTTCTGATTTTCAAAAAATTGTTGTTGATTTAAGAATGTAGTTTCAAAATCAGAACTACTATAAGAAACGTAATTTTGTGTATTTGAATCTACCGGAACTATATTAGTTGTTCTTACTGTAGAATTAATAGAAGTTCCTGGTGCTTGAAGATTTGCTACGTCAGCAAATAATTTTTCATACTTAATATTCTTAGATGCGATTACCTCATCTCCACCACCTCTTCCAGTAGCACTTGCTTTGTTTGGTCCATCAATTGTATATGTGTCAATTCCAGAAGAGTCAACTTTATACAATAAGTTAACTAAATTAGAACCATTGATTCCAGAGAAAGTTGATACATTATTGAAGAACACATAGGAAGAACCTCTATCTTCAAATCCGTGGTTTCTTTGAGTAACTTTCAATAATTTATTGTTAGATCGGAATAAATCCGATGTAGCATTATTATTTGAACTTGCATCTGCTTCAAATGGATTGGTCTTTAATTTTTGATTTGGAACAGGGGCATTCTTTAATGTTAATATAGAAGAAAGTGTGTTATCAAATTTTGCTCTATGCAAACTAAATTTGAGATCTTCAAATAAATCTTCTACCCAACTATCTGTATTTTGAGACCTATATAGCGATCCTAGTAATGGAGAGGCACTAACATTAATACCTGTTGTAATTTCAAATTCTCCTAGTTGTGAAGTCCAGAGTTTATAATCAACAGAATCTGTTTCTATTTGAATAGCATAATCAAAATCATTAAGAAGATATACAGGGAAATCAAATTTAAACTTGGTTGGAGTTTTAGAGTCCAAAGTTGTCCCGTCATCTACAGCAATACCCATTCTTACTGCAGGATTTACAATTTCAATTTCGGATTTTATTGATGCTCCAGCAGCACCATTACCAATACCTTGAATTACAATTGAAGGTGGGCTTGTATACTCACTACCAGGAATCAATATATCAACATCATAGAATGAACCGTCAGCAATGGATTGCGTTACTGAAGCAACCGCACCACCAGGAAGTTGTGGACTTTCTACAGTTATAACAGCACCTTCATAATTAGATCCACCAGATTCTAATGACAGTGATTTTAATCTACCGGAGTCATTTGCAACTTTGACAGTAATATTTGAATTACTGATATTATTTAAATTGTTGATTGATGCTGTTGTAATAGTCTCCCCTTGGAAATATTCTCTTCCGTTATGATTAGATATAACCAATGTATATACTTGTTCATTAGTTATATTATATGAATTTCCTTGAAGTAAGTTAAGTTCAATTCCATTTTTATCTAGAACTTTTTCTAAAGGTCCTATACATCCAGAAGTGGAACCAATAACATCTTCGCCAACTTTCAAAGTAGTTGAACCATCAGAGAACACTCTAATATATGTTTTGGGGAGAACAACAACTTCAGTGCCGGGAATAATATTTTTTCCTGGTTTACCAACTGACACATCAGATAAGTAAATTTTTAAAGGAATATTATCACTCTTTTGATTGAAATATAATTCGAGAGAAGTTACAAATACACCACCTTCATACCCTTCTACTTTGAATGTTTGGGATAGTGGATTTGGTTTTACTAATACATCTGTATTACTTTCAACAAACTGAACACCTTCGTTTGATTTAAAGTATGAAGGTTGAGTTGAAACGATAGATTGTGGACTTTCTGGTTTTACTCCAGTAGAGTAGAAATTGATCTCAGCATAAGAGTCTACAGTTTCTTTGGGTGCATTAGTTGAACTGGTAGTAAATTTAATTGTTTTTTGTCCTGAAGAAAGATAAATTCTTTCGGAAGTAATATCATAATCAATTTTTGTAATGTCTCCAGAATAGGAAACACCTTGTAATGGTGGGAATCCTGCGGGAACAATTAATACACCACTTGCGTTACCATTATCATCTGTAATTACGGGTGTATTAAAAGAAGTTAATGATGAAGATGCGATTCCAGTAAATCTAGAATCAGGAACAACCCATCTAGAAACATCTCTACCATCAATGAATGGATAAATTCTAGTGTTCGGTTTCATTCTTGTAACTACAAATGAAACTGGAATACTCCTAGTAAATACAGTTATATCATTAGATACATATACATCTCCAGAAGATTTTACTCCCACACCTTTTGCAAGTTCGTTATTATTTGGACTTACATTAGAGGAACTAGCAATAGAACTTTCGCTGTAGAATGATTCACTAGTTAAAGTATTTAAATTTGATAGATTATTAATAGTTCCGAAGGAAGAAGAAACACCTTTCCAGTTAATTAAGAATGAATCGTATATTGATGCAAACGCATTGTCGGGATCATTTGACTTTGAAATATAAACACTGTATAGATTAGTATTATTGTTGGTAACTAGAGGAACCAATTGTTGATTATACCAATCATCATATACAGGATCTATATGAATATCACCAACATATTGTAAGACCACAAATGGATTTGGGTTTACTGTTTTAGTAGCAAAAGTATTTCCAAGCAATTCTTGCTCTGTAAATGGAAGGGTTACAACATTGTTGTTAATAACATATCCATCTAATTCCCTTTGAACAGATGTTGTATTGGATTCCTTTAATTTTAAACTATCTTCATATACCTGAGCTCTAAGAACTGATTGTTGAGAATCGATAGAACATGCATACTCAGAAGAGGATATTTTACCAACCCCATGACTTTCAAAATTATCAACTAAAAATCCTGCCTTAAATCTATCAAATCCAAACGCATCTTTAATCTGCATGTTTAGAGTTTGCTGCTCTAAAATACTTAATGCTGTGTAGTACTCTAATCTATCAATACGTTTTTCTAATTTTCCAATGTCTCTCATCGTATATCTACGATTATCAACAGGAACAATTTTTACATCCGCAACATTTTCAGTTAATGCTGGTAAGTAGATGTAATACAATGGAATTGTATCTTCAATTGCATCAGGTTTTGATGGATTCTTAGATGAATTTCCCTTTTTAACGATAAAGTTTCCTTTTTTGTCAAGCACTAAAGCATCAATTCTGTCTAAGAAACTAGACTCATTAAACTTAATTGCAAATTCTAAATTATTATCTGGAGCTATAGAAACTGATGGAGCTCCACCCTCACCATTGAAAGAAATGTAATTAGCAGATCCTAGTAATGGTTGATCTTGGAATCCACTTGTAACAACTGTATTATCTACCTTAGGTCTAAAGTCAATAGCGTCTCTCAATGAAATATTTCCAGTTGGGGATTTATATACTGGAATTTCATCAATAGGTACTCCAGACTCATGAGTATATGAGTCTACTGTACAAAATTCTCCTTGGGA